GTGTTGAAGACGCGAAAGCTGGTCTTTACGATATCGCTAGTTAAAAAAAACTAGCATTTTTATTTTTTTCATATTATTCCTAGGCCATCTATGTCCCAAACCAAAAATAAAATTAATAAAACTTCAAATATTGTAGATGATACAATTTATTTATTTGATTATAAAAATTATTGGATAGAAAATACAGCACAAGGACATTTGATAAAAATTTGTCATGGTGCTAATGATAGAGTTTTAGAAATTGACTGCAGGTGGGATAAAAGAAAAAGAGATAAAAGTGGGAGAGTTGTAAATGACATTCGTGTGGAAACATCCAAAGTATTACGAAGAACTAAAAAAACTTAAAGAACAGCAAGCTGACGAAAATAATCAGGACTCGGAGAACAGTAAGGACACGGAACCTGAGAGCCCTCAGGAGTAATAATTGTTTTTATATTCTTACAAGGTAAGCAGCTAAGTTTATTCCTTGGCTTCTCCCCAGGATCGTCCAAGTGCGATATCAACTTTGGAAGGTACTTTGAGATCTTCGATTGCATTTTCCATTATCTCCTTTACAGCTTTTATATCAGATTCTTCATTAATTGAAAAACATAATTCATCATGGATTTGTAATAGTGGTTTATAACCTGCCTTGTAACAATCAATCATAGCTTGTTTTGTTTGATCTGCAGCTGATCCTTGGATTAATCTATTCAAAGCCTTGTAAGTAAAGGCTCTTCTGATGTTATTGCCATAAATTGCTTTAGCCTCCTCATATTGCATAGCTTTGTTCATTCCGAAGGTAGATGGCTCCCACATGTCAAATCGGCATTTACGACCCCTTATCGTGCGAATAAACCCATATTTTGAGGCAGAGCTAGACACATCTGTAGCTAATTTCTTAACAAATGGTACTCTATCACCATATTGCCTTAATAAAGCTTCAGCTTTATCCTTAGAAATACCCAACTCCTGGCCTAATTTATTTTTACCCATACCATAAAATAATCCTAAATTAATAGTTTTAGCTTGAGATCTAGTAATTCCTGCCATATCTGCCACAATTTGATGGAAGTCCGCAGATTCATTTTTATAAGCTTCAATAAACTCTGCTGCACCCTCGAAATGATCGTTCACGGATGCAGCATAGTGTGCAACAAGCCTAGGCTCTTGTTGTGAGTAGTCGAAACTACCCCATTGTCTACCTTCTTCTGGTAAAAACAAACTTCTAATTTTATCTCCATATTCTTTGTTTCGTGCAGGAATCTGTTGCAAGTTTGGGTTTGAATATGATAAACGTCCACTTACAGTTCCACCTTGGTCAGATCGTAACTGATTTATTTCGGAATGTATTCTACCTTTGTGAACATATCTTTGAATGGAGTCTATGAATGTTGAATGAAATTTATTTATTTCTCTTGCTTCTCTTATTAGTTGCGCTATCGGGTTATCACAGTTCACTAGCCAGTTTTGGGTAAAGCTTGGTTCTTCGGTTTTCGCTGTCCGTGGATAATCCACACCGATACGGTCAAACACTTGCGCTACCGAACGTGCTGCCCAAATATCTACATCTAAAGTTGTCTCTTTTTTTATTTTATATAACACTTCAGATTCTTTTTTCTTAAATTCTTTTTTTAATATTTCTGCCTTTTCTTCATCTACTCTAATTCCAGTTCTTCTTGTTTCTATTAATATAGGGAGCAGCTCCATCTCCATCTCCCACACATCATGTAAACTTTGTTTAGTAATTTCTGTTTTAAATCTTTCCCATAATCTTAAAGTTAAACCTGCATCTTGTTCAGCATAATAACCTACATAGCCTGCAGGGAGTCTCCATAAATCTGCTTTAGGATCGATACCCCATTCTTTCGCTTTTTCATTTAAGAATGTTTCGTTTTTAATTTCTCCTAAATAATCTTTAGCACATGCGTTCAGACTAAAACTAAATCTGTTTTCATTAATTAGAGCAGCAGCAATCATGGTATCAACAATCTTACCTCTGATTTCAAATCCATTTACTAATAACCAACCCACATCATAAGAAGCATTATGAAATACTTTAGTTGCAGGAAGTCTTAAAATATCTTGCATCCATGCCGTTGTAATTGCAGAGTCCATATTACCCCCTGCGTCATGAGCTATTGGAAAATACCATTGTTGACCAAGAGCTGCTACTGCAAACCCTACGATATGACCATCAAAGGTTGCCCAACCTGCGCCTTTACTTTTAATGTTTGGATCCTTAGTTTCTAAGTCGATTGCTATTTCAGTTGCTTTGGATAAGTCTGGGTATTCTGATGGACAAATCCAATCACTGTCATTGTATATAAAATTTAATTGATGAGTCATTAGTTTTTTAATTTTGAGTTAAATCCATTTTTTTTAATGTTTGTAAGTGCATTATCCCAAGGCATATCTACCAGAAATATATAACAATCTGCACAATAGTAAATTTTTTCATGAATAATAACTGCTTTATCTAAGTTACATTCTTCACAAATAATTGGTTCAAATAACTTATTTCTTTTTTTGATTTGGCTCATCTTGTATCTTTAATATTTCTAATTGACAATAATGTATTATTTTTTGTAAATCTTCTATACCATTTTTGTAAGGATATCTAAGCACATATTTAATTACATTACCTTGAAAAAAAGATAAATCATTTTTAGATATAAATTCGTAAGGTTGTATCTTAAAAAATTTATAGTGACTCCCCCCTACCTGCTTATCTTGAGGAAATGCATCCTCAAACATTGTTTTATTTACCATAAGTTGCCTCATATTGTTTAAAGTATTTTCCTAATGGAAAATTATATTGATGATAGGTGCCCAGCAGATGGAGTGTTTGTTTAGATCTGGTGGCTCCTGTATACCAAACTCTAAGTTCTTTTACCTTATCTGCTAAATTTTTTTTATCAAAATGTGATGGAAAGTTACATTTGCTCGCCAGGACAACATTATCCGCTTCTCCACCTTTTACTTGATGAATTGTATCTATAATTATTTTTGGAGGTTGTGTTAGATCTACACCTTCTGCCATTAATTTTTGAAAATATTGTTTATCTTTATCTTTAAACTTTCTCTTAAATACTTGATTCCATGGTCCTTTTTCATCTCGCATACCACATCTTAAGTGCAGCTCATCAAAGTTAAATACTTGATTAGCATGAGCAAAGCTCCACTTCTTACTGTCCGTTGACCGGTAGCCGTGATCTATGTTCAATAAATACTCATACATGGTGCAAGCTTCCTCTCTAGTGATGCTGCCACCTTCACATATTTTTTCCCAATGTTGAATCGCATAATATTGATTAGGGTCAAATGATTTATTATTTTTTTGATCTTGATAATATAAACCTAAATCTCGTGCCTCCTGCTGCAGCTCTTTCTTTACATCATTAATTCTAGCTAAGACCATCCAGTCTCCTTCTAAATCCCAAGGCACTTTTTTTAAACCGTTCCACCTGTAAATGGCACCTTCTTTACCATTAGATAAGAATTCTTTTTCGACTCGGTTATCACCCATACTCTGTAATAAAGTATTTGAGAAGAAATGTACATTTTTATTTAATCGTACTGATTTCTTTAACACTAAAGATTTACCAGGAAACTCTTGAAACAAAGTTACATCAGCGCCATTCCATTCATAAATTGCTTGGTCATCATCACCCGCAAGATAAACTCGATCAACAGCTTTTGCTAATTTAACAACCAAGTCCCATTGCAAAGGTGTTAGATCTTGAGCTTCATCAACCATTAATACTTTAAAAGGTATCGACAAACCTTCATCAATAAACTTTTGCACCATATCGGTAAAATCTAATCTGTCCGGTGTCCGTTGGCCGTTCTCCATTTCCATTGTTTTAAATTGTTCGTATCCTGCAATAATGGATTTGAATTGCTGTAACCTTACGGCTTTTCTAGATTGCTGTTTATACAACCACACTGGATCCACTTTCATGTTTCTAGCTCTGTCGTAAATTTGTAACGACCAATTGTTATAAACCTTTTGATCGTCATGACCTTCTTTGTAATTAACTTTTACAGTTCCATACTGCGTGTGAAACATCAGTAGGTCTGCTTTAGGATCTAATACGGGAATCTCAGCAAACTGTTGTCTTGCCAGAGAATGTAATGTTCTAAAATATTTAAAATCATCTTCGTCATATTCTTTAAATCTTTTTCTAACTCTAGCTACACATTCATTTACAGCTTTGTTAGTAAATGAGATATAACAGATTTCATCTGGGCTGTAACCTTGTTTTAGATATCGTTGTACCCTTTTTAAAAGGTTCTCGGTCTTACCTGTTCCTGGTGGCCCAAAGATTTTAATTGTCTTCCCACGCAGCTTTTGCTTTAACGAATTTGACATCTTTATTTTTATGCTCTGTTTGTTTAGGCAATGCTACTACCCAATGCCTGCTGCTAATGTTTTGAAATTTCTTTTTAGGTATTGCTCCACCTGTTTCTAAAAATCTCGTACATTCTTTTTCGTTCCAATTATAACCCATTTTTTTCATAAAGGATCTGAAGGTTTCTAGCTTAAACCTCATCTCATTTTCATCTCTCCAGATGTTACCTGATTCGATTTGATCAAATTCTGTAGTATCTTCCACATCTTCTAAGAACCTAGTCATTCTAGAATTAAACACATCATCCATTTCCTCACCTTCATCAAAACCTTCCATGTCTTGTTTGTTTTGAATGAGTTCATCAAGCCAATCACGATAAGGGTCTGGATCTCTTTTAGTAGGCTTCAAAGGTCGCCATACAATATCATAATTTAATAAAGCTTCTCCCAACAACTGTTGTTGGTATAATTGTTTTGTAGATAGTCGAATAGATTTACCTTGAATAGGAAGTATCCAATAAGGTTCTGGATAAGAGTTTACCTTTAATAGTTTACCAACTTCAGGTAATGCTTCATTAGCACCAATACCAAACTTTCTTTTTATACAAGTGCTTGACACACAATGCATTCGTGCAATTGATGTTTTACATTTGTAGGCATAGTCTTTGTTCTCTACACCTTTAAAAATATTATTTAACTCCTGCGGGTGTAAGGGTTCACTACAAACCTTAGTCATCATGTTACGTGTCCAATCTTGATACATAACAGCATCTGGATTAATTTTTTTTGCTAATACTGCTACGTTAAACATAGCATCATTACGACCTTCACCTTTTTGAACTCTATTTTTCATAAAGTTAATTACACAAGGTGGGTAGTCTTTAGTTTCATCGTCTTGAAATATTTTTAATTTTTTAAACTCTGCAGGTTTTAATCTATACTCAGAGACAAATTTAAATAAATTTTCTAACTTAATTGAATTACCATCATTGTCCATTGCAACTCTGGTAGTCATGTGTGCCTTTTGATAAGGTAAGTTTACAAAGTTACCTTTTCTTTTTTGATCCCAATCTTCAGGAGTTAAATCAACTTCATCTTGTGCAGGATAAATATCCGTAGTCGAATCATTTACACCTAAGTCCGATGCAATCTCAATTAACTTCCTACGCATCGCTCCTGCAGGAACTACACCATCAATGAATAAAATTAAATGGAGTCCGTTGGATTTTGATCGGAACGGGATGAGTGGGTACTTCCTTTTCCGTATAACTGATATAACTTCTTTATGTTGTATATTGTAGCGATCAACATCAATGACCCCCCAACTACATGTATTATCATCTCTGATAGGAACACTTCCATAATATTTTTCTCCTTTTAAATGTTGTAACCAATGTTCTTTAGTCATTGGTTTAGGTTCCACCCAATGTCTAAATTCTTGCTTACCATCACGGCCACGAGTTTGACCTAATGGTTGCGAAGCACCAAAATATGTAGAAGAGCCCTGGAAGAGTTCTACAAACTCTTCCAAGGTGTTGTCAAGTATATCCATATTAGAATGGTGTTTTTTCTGACTGTTGTTCTTCGTTGTTGTGGGTTGCTCTCACAGCACCTTTTTTGCATGACTCATAAAAGTCAAAAGCTGCTTTGATTGTTTCTTCGCTCTCCACTTGTCCTATATGCTCGATCTCCCAACCATACCAAGAACCTAAATTGTTCTTTTCAAGAACAGTTTTAAGTAGGTACTCTTGAGTAAATGGTGCAGGTCTAAAGAAACCTTTACCATCTTTTCTCTTTTGTCTGAGAGACATCATCATAGAATTCCACTTCTTAGATTTTTTTCTTTGAGTGGATTTCATTGTGAGCAATGCCGTAGAAGATTTATCAGGTTCCACCACCATAATGTAATGTGAAGCTGTTTCCTCTACATAGTTACCATTTTCAAGTCTATCTTTACCTTTTTCGTCTCTAGTAGTTTTAGACATGATATCCGAATCAGCAGGATAAACATTTACAGGAGCAACTGCACCCTTATCTCTATCCTTCCATTCGATGTACTCGAGTTTATAGAAACATGGTATTACACGTATACCTTCTGCTCCATTATATAACTCGTTGGTCACAGTGTTGTAGATCATTCCTGGTCTAGCTTCCGCTATATATTGACTATCACCTTGTGTGACTTGTGGTGAAAGTTGTCCAAGAACTTTAAGAAATGGTAACGCTAAACTATTTGAGTCTACGTTATCAAATCCTTCATCAGCGAATTGCTCTATATTAATAGATGCAACTGCGCCTGCTTGTTGTTTAATCGCTACTTCGTTCGATTGTCCGTCTTTTAACTTCATATTGTTACCTATTATTTGTTAGTTATTTTTGTTTTATTTGCGATGTATACACCGAACAAATCAAATGGCAATTCTTTACCAGTTTCAACTTGTTCTTTAACAAAAGCTTTAAGTGTCATCGGTTCAACTTTTTCTTTTTTATTATAGTTAAACCCATGTTCCTCACAGACTCTTATTAATTCTGAGACTTGGTTGTCTTGACCTCTATTGAAAGAAGCAGTGACAGTGTTCTTGATTAAATCTTCGAACCCTTTACTTCTTAACCAACCGAAGGCTTCCTCAACTCTTGATTCAGGAATTTTTGCTGCATAGAATGGTTTTACTTCTACAGTAGATCCATCAGCTAACTTCAGCAAAGATACACCAGCTTCCTGCATCATCTCTGGAATGATTCGCTCTTCTAAATCACGACTTTTATGTTTTAAAAGAGATAATTTTTCTTCTTCTTCTTCAATCTTTTTATTAAGATCTTTAAGCTCATTACATTTAGCAGAGATAGATTTTACACTATCTTGACTAATGTCAATGTTCGACATTTTTTCTATATCCATATTTCCTCCTGTTGGTCTCTTAAATTATTCGTTTGACGTTTGCAACAAAAAAATATAATTAAATTTTAAGATGTGGAAATACCCCTATAAGACTACCCCATATGAGCATCAAAGAAATGCTCTAAATGAATCCGCTGAAAAAACGCAGTGGGCTTATTTCATGGAGATGGGTACAGGAAAAACAAAAGTAACTATAGATAATATGGCTTATCTTTTTCTACAAAGAAAAATAATGGCCGCCTTAGTCATTGCACCCAAATCAGTTTATACAAACTGGGAGAGTGAAATAGAAACTCACATGCCTGATGTAATTAAATATAAAACTTACAAATGGAATATTGATAAACCAAAAGATTATCATGCATTATCACAACTTAAAGACTTAAAAATATTTTTAATTAATGTTGAAGCATTATCTACAAAAAGAGGGTTTGATGCTTGTGTAGATTATCTTAGAGGAAATAAATTAAATTTTGTAGTATTGGATGAATCAACCACAATAAAAAACAGATCAGCAAAAAGAACAAAAAACATTTTAGCACTACAAAGGCTATCTCATATGAGGCGTATATTAACAGGATCGCCAATAACAAAATCTCCATTGGACCTATATACACAATGCCAATTTTTAAGTCCAGAACTATTAGGTTTTAGTAGTTATCTTGCTTTTAGGAATAGATACGCTGAAATGACTGACATACCAGTTGGTTCTGGTCGTTTTATAAGTGTACCTAAATATTATAAACGCCTGGAGGAGTTAGAACAGAAGTTAAAACAATTTGCAACAAGGATCCGTAAAGACCAATGCTTAGATTTAAAACCTAAAGTTAGACAAAAAAGATACATAGAATTAGAAGGTGAATCTAAAAAAATTTATGAAAAATTAAGAACTAATGCCTTAGCTATTGTTGAAGATAGTACAATATCATTTTCCAATAAACTTACAGAAATTATTAAACTCCACCAGGTGTGTAATGGATTTACTAAAAATGATGATGGCGAAATTCTTACTTTACATAAATCTAAAATAAATGCTTTAGATGAAATACTAGAAGAAACAGATGGTAAAGTAATTGTATGGGCTAATTATTTATATAACATTCATGAAATTATTAAATTCTTAGAAGACAAATATGGCAAAGAATCAGTAGTTAGTATATATGGAGACATAGATGTACAAAAAAGAAAAGAAGCTGTGGATAGGATTCAAACTGATTCTAAAACAAGATTTCTTGTTGGTAATCCTACTACTGGTGGTTTTGGTCTTACCCTTACTGCTGTTAACACTGTAATTTATTATTCTAATAATTATAACTTAGAAGTTAGAATGCAATCTGAAGATCGTGCGCATCGTATGGGACAGAAGGGTACTGTTGTTTATATTGATATAGTTGCTAAAGGTACTCTTGATGAAGCTATTATGAAGTCTTTAACTAGCAAAGGTCAGATAGCAGCTAAGACTTTAGGTGAAGAAGATTTAAGATCCTGGTTGTTGTAACTTATTAAATTGTTCAACTCTTTCTAAAAACTTATCTCCATATTCTTTTAATTGAGGCTCTGTAAGTTTGAATTCTTGATATTGAAGGTCTCTGGTACAAATAGCTATTACCCCCTGCTCTATGGGGCCATAATTCGCAGTATGGGCTAAATAATAGGCACCCAACTGAAGTTTATAGTCTTCTACCCATTCTTCTTTTTTTGGCCTATTTGATTGTTTCCAGTCAATAATACTAGGCTTACCATAAGCAACTGCAGTCAAATCACAAGTTCCTGCATATTTATTTTGATATTCTAGACTTATTTCATTGCCCCATACTTCATCTATTTTAATATTATCTAGTATAGTTTTAGCCATCATTCTAGGTTTGGTTCCCTCTTCCATAGCGTTGTAGTAGCCTTGACCATTTAAAGTATATTCTAGTACCTGGTGCATTTCAGTTCCGATGGTACTAGCTTGTCTCATAATTCTATCAGCTTCTGCATCTCCAACTTTTCTTCTCCAGTTATCTAAAAAAGCTCTATCCTTAGTTGCACTAAGAATGGTAGTTACACTTGGTACTTTAATATTATCTACCAAGTATTTTCTACCTGTTGTATCTGAAAATCTATTATAATGTTTGTAGGGATATTTTTTTACTAACTTCATTAGAAGTTAATACTTAAAAATGTTGTGAAAGTACAGCTAAAAGTATAGCACCTAATCCACCAATAATCCATTTTTCTAATCTCATAATTCTATTTTCCATTCTTTCAATTCTTTCGAATGTTTGTTTCTGCATGATTCGACAGATCTTCTCATGATATTCAATTCTGTCCATTGCAGTTTTTCTAGGCATTATAGCATCCCCTTATAATAATTACTTAAACCACCTGTTTTAAATGTACGTGATTTAACATCTTTCATATTTTTTGTAGGTAATAAACAATGATCGCCCCTGCAATGATTAGGACCAAAAACTTTTTTATATAATTTGTTTCCTATATTATAATCTTTTTGTGATACTGTTACTGTTTTTAAAATTCTTCCACCTTTTTGACTTTTGTCCCTAGCATTAGAAAAATATTTAGCTTCATTTTTGTCTGGGCTAAACCATCTACCTTGGTACTTTTTACTTTTTTTAGGATAATAAAGATTACCCCCTTTAGCACCTTCTAAATTTTTAGCTTTAGTCTCACCTCTATATAATTTAATTAATTTTTTTCCACCTTTAAATACAAATTTTAATGCACTCATTATACTGTCCCTTGTCTTCTAGCAGCAATCAATGCGCTGGTTGGATCGTTAGGGAATAATGCTTGTACTTGTTCCGGTGTCACTTGTCCGGTAGCCGGTGCCCCTTGTACCATAGGTTGTGGTTGTACTGGGCTTTCAAATTCTAAGTCTTCCATAACAGATGTTTTTTCTACTTCTTCAATAGGAGCTTCTTCTTGATTAACCATTGCTTCATTACCTGTAGCTGCTCTTAACATATTAACTGAATTATTATCTTGTTCTAAATTTCCAGATGAACCAGAGAAGTCATCAGCAAATAATGTTTCATAAGTTTGTTTTGGAATAGTTTTTTCATTGTATATAGGTGCAGGCACTAATGCATCTAACTGTAATAATCTTTCTGTAATTTCATCAGGGCTTACATCTTTAGGATTAATTCTAGGAACATCTGCATCACTTTCATTTAAATAATTCATTAATCTTGCAAACGCTTCTCTCTTTTGTGTTAAACCTAATCTAGCAACAACTCCTGGCTTTTGTAAAATGTTAGCTGCTGTTTGAATATCTCTACCTTTAAAATATCTTCGACCAATACCAAGAACTCCTGGTACACCATCTCCAACTTTTTTACCCATTAACAATGCAATTTGTTCTTCAGGATTTAATGCATCATTCCAAGCTCTCATAGCAATTGGATCCGTTAATATTTGACCTGCACGTCTACCAAGTAATACAAATAAAGCAGGTGCAAAAGGATTTACTGCAGCAGAACCTCCAAGAACTACCGCTCCTGCAAATGAATTTAAGCCACCTAATTGTAATCTTCTTTGCATGAAAGTAGATGTATCTGCAATAGGTGTGTCAGAAACAGCTTTCATGTAAGTTAAGAATTTTTCAAATTCTTTAGCTTGGCCTCTACCACCTAGGATAGTAATTAATTTTTCTTTAGCCACATCATCAGTTGGATCTGCTATACCCAATTCTCTTAAAAACTTGTTAATGTTAAATCCAGATGTGTCTTTAGGACTAAATTTAATTTTAGTTGCATCAAATACGCTGTTACCTAATTGTACTTTCTTAATATCAAAATCTAAAAACTCTCCTCTTTGAGCCATAGCTTCCATAACATCAACTGTTCCATTAACACCTGATCTAACTGTAGCGTCATTCATGATTTCATCAATCATAGTTCTTCCTGCTGGAGATGCCGCAGAATCAAAACCTCTATAGAAAGAATTAAACATCCATCTAGCTTTAGCAGCATTATATAATGCTTCACCACCACCTTTAGTAATACCAATTTCTCTTCCAGTTTTTTTAGATACTATTTTATCTGCACCTAATATTTGTCTAAATTGTTTAATTGCAGTTGCATCACCTCTTGTAAATACATCATTAGCTAAATCATTAAAGAATCTTTGTGCTTTCTTTTGTTCAATACCACCAATTCCTGCTAATGCTTTGTTTGTAAATGTAGTAGAATCATATCCTTTAAATACTCTTGTAATACCTGCTCTTTGATAAAAATTCATTAAAGTAGAGAATGTATCGTTAGCTCTGTATAACTGATCTTTTAATTGTTCTGATTGTTTTAAAATTAAATTTAAATCAGCATCTGCTGCAGCTTTACCTGCAGTTTTAGCTAAGTTATCATAAGCTTCTTTGAATGCAGCATCTTTCATAAATGTTTCTTTAGTAATTGCACCACCAAAACTATTTAAATCATTTTCCAAAGCTTCTCTTATAGACCATAAAGTCGGTCTAATGTTTTGATAAGTTGTAGATGAGATAGCATTATTCATAGTTTCCATTAAGCCTTTGTATTGAAGTGGAGTAATAGTATCTTCTAATTGATTAGCATATCTAAAGAATGTAGCTAATGGATCTCCAGTGCCTCGTAATTTTTCTAATTCTTTTAAATTAATAGGACCTAATTTATCTTCTGCATATGCTCTTATTCCTGGATACTGCATAGCAAGTTCATCCACATATTCTGCCGCCATCTTTCTTACATGTGTGGTTGGAATAACTTTTGGATTTTTTATAGTGTTTGCTAATGCTTCAAATCCTTTGTAGCTCGCATTTATTAAATTTGAGTTTTCTATAAATGCTTGTTCTGCTTGTTTCCATACTGTTGCAGATAACATTCCAGTTTTAATTAAAGGTCCATAATTTAATACAGATGTATTTAAATATTCTCTTCCTGCTCTTTGTTCTGCACCTTGTAAAGCTTCTTTACCAATACCATTAATGAATGGCATAATACCAACAACTTTAAAAAATTTATTTGCAAAACCACCAAGTAATCCTGTGCCTTCTTGCGCAGTCATTACTAACGGTAGTGGTAATCCTTTATCTCTTGCAATACCTACTAGTTCTTTTGCATTTTTAGATTTAGCACCAATTGCAGCTCTACCAATTTTACCTAAGCCTTTAGTTATAATAGGAGTTAGTGTTGCAGCTCCTGCATTCCAAGCTAATGCAGTAAATGTTGCGTCTGCAGCGTTTGCTAACATATTTGTATTTACTTCTCTTGGAGACATGTCTTTCATATCCTCTGCAATAGAATCCATTACTAAAGTCCCAGCAGTTTCATTCAACATATCGTAAGTTATTGATCCTGCACCTGCTCCCGCTGATCCACCTAATACAGAATATATTTCTGCTCTACCTAACGGAGATGCTACAATTCTTCCAACAGTTGGATCTGCCGCTCTTGCTATTAATTTTAAAGCACCACCCAGTAATTTAAATCTTCCTGGTAATCTTGTAGTCATCTTATCTGCTAAGTTACTAAACATTTTAGTTCTAGCAAACAAACCTGTATATTTATCTCCAGGTATTTTAGACTTAGCTGCACTAAATATTTTCTTTCTCATAGTGACATAAGGAGTAATACTTCCAATTAAATCACCAGCTAATACAGCTTCAGATCTACCATCTAACATACTGTCTTGTTGTTTTAAATAAACACCAATAGGATTTTTTTCAGCAGCTTCCATAGTTGCAACATCTCTTGCAGCTTGAGATCTTTGCATTTCAATCTCACCAACAGAAGGTCCTGTAATTAATCCTCTTCTAATTGCTTCATCAACGAGTGATCTTTGTTTTCTGTCTAACTTATTAGGGTCAAACGTCTTGTTGTTAATTGCATCTTGTATTTCTTTTAAAGTTGCCATTATAGTTCTACACCTGCTAATCCTTGTTCAATTTCCTCAATACCTAAATCACCCATAAGTTCTTGTGCAACTCCTCCTGTTGATTCAAATACCTGAGCTTCTTTTAGTTTTCTTAAATCTCTTAAAGTAGTTTCTAAACCACCTGCTTGAGTATATAGACCTTCTTGTCGTCTAATATCTGATTCTAGTTGTTTTGAAATTGCCTCGATAGAATCTCTAACGTCTTTAGAAGATCTTGTTAATGAGAAGATGTTTACAATTTTCTGTGCAGCATCGATGTCTCTTTGTGTTAAACGGTCTTGATCTTTAAATGTATTTGCTAGTGCATAAACCAAGGTTACTTCTTGTACCGCTAATTTTTCTTGGTCTGCTCCAGATAAACCTGAGAACCATCCTTTTGAGCCACTGTTTCTTAAAATTCTTTTTTTAGCTGCATCAATTAATGACTCACTATTTAATAATTTTTTCTGAGCTTTCTTTTGATTATCTGTTAAATCTGGATCTCTATCGATGGCATCATATTCATCTTGTTGTAATGCTTTAACTCTTGCATCTAATTCATCTTTTGACATGCCTGTTACATCAAATCCTAAAATTTCTTTAGCAACTCCACTCATTCTTCTTGTAAATTGGTCGATACTTAACCCAGCTCCGGCTTTTACTTGTTCACCAGCTTCATCCATTTGACCTAATGTTTGTAATACATCTCTTGTAACTGAATATGCATTGTATCTGTTACCCAATGTGTCTTGAATATCAAATAATCTTTTATCAATTGAATCTTGTTTTAAGAAGTTTTCAAAATTACCAATTGTATTACCATCGGAATCAATTATTGCCTCTCCTTGGGGAATAGTCGTAAATATTTCTCTACCGTCTGCACCAACTCCTGCAGCCATTGTTATAGTACCGTCCTTCATTTGATATGCTTTATAATTTCTTAATCTTCCATCAGCGCCTCTAATTTGAACAATACCACCAGTTTGGTCTGGTCTTTCTACTTTTGCATTATCATTAACAAATTTCATATGATCTAATGCAGCATTTAAAGAAGCTTCTCTAGCATTCTGTCTTAATTCACCTTCTTTTAATTTTACAGTTACATAATTATTAACTGCTGGACCAATTGCTTGTCCTAAAACTTCCATTGCACCACCTATACCAGCTTTTCTAGTAGTGCCTGTTAATAATCCAGACGCTAGGTTTGCTAAGAAAATTAAATTAGCTTGTGATCCTCTGTTACTATAAACTTCATCATAATATCTTTTAGCAAGTTTGATTGTTTGATCAAAAGATGGATCTCCTGAAACACCGCCCGTGTTTATAACATTTTCAGTAATTTTTTTATCTTCTGCTTCTAAAGCTTTCTTTTCTGCAGTTGTAAGTTTTGGAGTCTGACCTTTTGTTGTTGCTTCAGCTTGTGCAACAGTTGATGTTCCACCTAATTGTGGAGGTTGTCCTTCCGGTGGCACTGGTGCGATGTTACCTAATGCATCTGCTTGTATAGAATTTAAATTTGCATCTCCTTCTACTGAAGCATATTTATCATCTAATAACTCATCACCTTCTGCTTTTAATTTCCCTTTATCAAAACCTGGTCTTGTAGATACTCTTGCATCTGTTTTTGGTTTAAATGCATCTGGAGCCTTTGGTACAAATTTACCAAATAATTCTTCATCAGTAGGTAGTGCTGCCTCACCTGCTAAAGCTTGTCCTCTTTGTTGTGCAAAAAATTCTTCTCTTTCCTTAGGAGTCATTGCCGCTATTCTTGCTTTTTGTTCTTGTGCCTTTTGGTAAGCATAATAACCACCTGCACCCAACGCAGCTATTCCAAGTTGAGGACCTATTCCTAAACCTGCTACAGCTGCTGCACCTGGTAGTCTAGTTGCTCCATATGCTCCAGCTAATTGTAATCCTGTTTTGTATGGTGAGTCTTGCATTCCCATAGCGTTTGTTAATACACCAGTTCCTTCGTAACCAAGATATGCAGGCAAACTAATCATTCTTCCTCCAAATCTTACTGCAGGATTTCTCATAAAATTTTGCATCATAGTTGGTTTTGGAGGACCAGCAGGTCTATTTGGACCTTGTATTCTTGGTGTGTAAGGTGTTTCTCCTGGAATTACTCTTGGTGTAGGAGATCCGTAAGGAGCACCTACCATAATACCTACTTGAGCATGGATAGGTTTAATTGCACCTTTCTTAAGTGCCTCTTTTCTAAACATAGGTCGGTGTAAAACTTTATTCATTTTATTATCCTATGCTGTTGGTTGTTGTGCACCTTGATATGCTGCGAAGGCTCCTATACCTGTTCCTAATGCTTGTGCCATTGGGCTTGTGCTTGGAGCAGTTCCCATTGTTATACCTGATTGAGTTTTAGGTCCTGCTGCATACAAGTTAGCCAAGAACTCTGCTCTTTGATAAGGTTCGTATTGTTGTTGTAAAGTTGTTTGTCTTTGAGCATCAAGTGCTTGTTGTGCTAATTGTCTTTGTAATCCACCAGCAGCCATTAATTGATTAATATCAGATTGAGCCATTTGCTGTTGACCAAGACCCATTTGACCTAATTGTTGACCAGCAGCTAAACCAACCTGTTGCTGTCTTTGTGCTGCACCTAATGCAGTACCAAAACCCTGAGCCTGAGCTTGACCCATAGCCTCTAAAGTTCTTTTCTGTAATTCAGCTTGTTGAACACCTTCTCTACCACCACCAAATGCACCCATGCCTACTGCTTGACCAGCTAATTGATTTTGCATCATTTGACCTTGTCTAGCAATTTCACCAGTTACATATTGTTGATACGGATTTAAATATTGTGAAATTTGAGCAGAGCCAATAGGAGCTGCTGCCCCTAAAACTTGTCCAATACCTTGTTGTACAGTTCCTGCTCCAACACCTGTAGTTCCTGCTGCAGTGATTCCTTGTTGTTCTAAACCAGATAAAGGTGATACTTGAATTGCAGGTAAGTTAATTGGTTGTTGCGCTACCTGACGCGCAATATCCATCAATTCTATTTTACGTTCCTCAATACCTGGTGCTTCTCTAACAAACGATGTTTGCGTAGTAGGTGTTGAAGGTTGCGATGATCTTCCAAATATAAAACTCATATTATATCCATTTCTCTAGTTGTACATGTTTCTTTTTCCATCCCCATTTTTTGGAAACTTTTTCCCAACCAGGTCTAGCCATGATACTTAGTCGTTTACATTTATTCAATTGTGCAAATTCAGTTACATTTTGTATTAAAGAATCTTCCCACAAATCTCTTCTTTTGCCTGTGCAAATAATTATTTCATATTGATTGTAATTAGGCATAACACCAATACGACCAACACAAATACCAAAAACTTTGTTTTCTTCTGATTCATCAGAACCAAACATAATCCAACATTGCATCATGTCTTTCTTTAGTTCTTGTAATATCCAAGAAGAATCAGCATACTTACCTGAGAATACCAATGCTTCAGCAACCATAAATTCTGCTAATGGCCAAAATCTTTCAATATCTTTTGGCTCGATTGGTAAAATACTTACTAATGGTTTAATTTGCTTTTTGTTTGCTGTTGCCATTTTTCTCCTCTAATAAATCAAAAACTCTTTTAAATCTTTTTTGTTGTTCATAGAAGTATTGGGCACCCTTTTCTCGCATATCTTTCATGCTATTTGGATTTGCTCCAGCTATGATGCCAGCACCTAATACTCCATCTGCTCTTGTTACAAACTCTCCGTCTGCTAATTGAGCTAACATTGTATCCTCGTCTTTATCTCCGTTTCCAGATCCGTCCTCTACATAACCTCGTGCTCTAACATAATTGTTAGCATCATCTTCGTCATGAGAAACTTTTGATGGAAGATAATTTATACCACCTTCATTAAATTTTCTTATCTCTGCTAGTCCACCAGTTTTTAATCTTGTTTTTGTTAAACTATAAGGACCCATTGTTGGTTGTCCTCTTCCTTGTTCTTCTGGTGCGTAAACTTGTTCATATTCTTTTTCCTGTCCTGTAACTGGATCTATATAACTATATTTAGGTCTTTGTTTTTGTAATTCTAAATAACTCATATTGTAACCAGGCATATAAATATCTGTCGGTTGATTATTAAAAGCACCTAACATATAAGGAACTGTAGCAGCTAGTCCAGCAATTTTAAGTGGATCATATTCATCGGTTCCTTTTTTCTTAAATAAAATATCTAAGATACCTCTTTCAGTAACATCTTTTGTAGATGGTGCAGTAAGTCCTCTCTTAACCATTTCTGCTGGTGACATAGAAGGTGAAGTAGTTCCAGGTATAGTTCTTTGCATTGTTTGCATTCCTGGCACATTTCTTAAAAAAGACGGAGCTTGAAAACCTGCTTGTTGTGCAAATCCACCAATCTGTCCTAAATTATATCCACCATAGGCACCTATGGCTCCACCAAGTAATCTACCTAATCCAGATGCTCCTGATTCTTTTGCTCCTCTATATCCTTGATAACCTCCATATGCTCCTAGTACATACGGTAATAATGCTAGTGGATTCATATAATAACAATTCTCCTTTAAAGATCTTTAAATATGAAATAATACCATTTTACTTCGGTATTATCAACTCATCAGCAAATCGTCCTTCATAAGAATGTTCCCCAATATGCACAATAGGATGGTCAATATAAGCATGACATTTACCCCCTATATCTTTCCATAATTTACAGAAAGAAAAGTCCTCCCCCATATAGGTTTTACTTACTGGATCGTGTATGCAATCAAAGAAATTCCATAGGTTAGGCCTATCTACATACTCACCATTTATAACTGTCTTTTGTTTAATATATTTATCAGGATATTCTTTTATCATCTTTTCAATAACACTTCTTTTAATCATCATGCACCCAGTTGGACTGTGAGTTACTTCCATAACACCTTGTTCTACTATAATGTCATTATGGTTAGCTACTTTCATAGGGTAGGTATTGAATGATTTTTTTAAATCTTCAATTGTTTTAATTTTACCTTCATTGATTCTATCCATAGCTTTACCCCAACGTATTGTTTTTAGTGGGTAAGGTATAGATAAAACATCTTTATCTCTCTTGATCATTTCAAATATAGATTCTGCATGAAAGTAAATATCTGAATCAATAAATAATAAGTGTGTGTAATTACTATCTAAGAAAGCTGCTACACATAAATTTCTACCTTGTGTAACTAAAGATGATTTTAATAATTGAAAAGTAACATTTACATTTTTTTCTACAGCCATTTTTTGAAATTCAAGTAAAGCTTGTGTGTAATGAATAGAACACTCACTATGAACCGGTGTTGCCACAAATATAGAATAAGATTCTTTTTTAACTTTATTGTTTCCGGTGTCCGGTTTCCATAGTGGTGTAATATTTTTCTCGTAGGGTTGTGGCGCCACTTTTAATTCTTTTAATGTTTGATAAGTATCTGCGTTAACGTAAGTTTTGCTTTCGCTCATTAATTGCTCCTCGTAAAAAGCTCTCCCATTCCATTCCCTTCTTCTGCCAATTATAAAATCGTTTATAAAACTTTTGTTGTTCTTTTAAATGATCTTGAATAAAATCTTCATGTAAATAACTTGCTGCAACTTCAATCGCTGCCGCTGTATCTTTAGCCATAGCTTCGTAATTAGTGTTGTAAGTAACGTACACTGGCCACTCTGCACAAGTCTCATATAAAGCACCAAAATTATTAGTTATAACATGAACTCCTGCAGCAAGTGCTTCAAGTGCAGACACACAAGATGTTTCTTCAAAAATACTTGGATAAACATATAAATCATAATCTGTTATGTGTTTTAAAATATATTCATTAGGTTTATAACCAATATAGTTTACATTAGGTAATTCTTTAGCTTGATCATATAAAGGTTGGAATTGTTCATCTTGTTGTTTTTTAAAAGCATCACCATAAACTTGTGTTGAACTGTATACATCTAATGTAATATTAGGGTTTTTAATTTCTTGCATAGCTCTTAAGACAACATTTAAACCTCTCCAAGGAGTATTGTGGTGTAAAATTTTTATAGGTTCACCTTTTTTATATTTCTTTCTTTTTGGAAAATTGTTTGTACCATTCTTAATTACTACTGATCGCTCAGTTGGTATATCAAAAAAGTATCTAAATTTTTCATAGTTCCAATGACTATTAAATACATACCAATCATATTCTTTATGTCTTGCCTTGTTACCAAAAAACTCTTGTAGATTTGGTTGATCCCAAGAATTCTTTTGCCAAAGTATATTTACTTTATTAGGATCAAGTGGAACTTTACCAGGAATCGAAGTACAAATTTGTACTTGATCTAATAGTTCTTTTGGAACATGCTTATACAGCATTTCCATCTGTATTTCAGTAGCACCTCTTGGTTGCATTATTTTTTATTCTTTTGTTTTCGCGCCCATTGAAACTCTAGTAACTTTGATTTCAAGGTCTTGTCTAAAGTCATCCACAGTAGTGTCAGTATTGGGATCAGCAACATCATTATCAAAATCAGCTTTGCTAGCATATATTCTTCCCGTTCTTTTGTTTTTAATAATTTCTTTTGCTTCAGCAGGTATTTTAACTAATTCACTCATAACTATCTTCCTTGTCTGTTGTACTTCTTATAACTTCTTTTTTCATTTTTGTTAAGTCTTTTTTTATGAACTCTAGGACGTTTAGGAGGCTTTGGCCTTGGGACGTAATGTACAAATTTTTGTTTAGCCATTTTGATCTTCTCTAGATATTTCTAGTATTGAGCACACAGCTTTAACATTTGTAGTTACATTGGTTTCTAAAGTTAATGCATCATTTTCTTCTAATATAATAGGACCTTTGGCTATATTACAAATAGTTGGTCCAGTGATTGATGCATAAGCAATTAAATTAGAAGTATTAGAATTAGAACTATCGTTTATTTTAGCTTTAATAACTTTGCTACCGCTTTCATTTGTGACTTGTATATTTTGTACAATACCTCGTCCGTTGGCCGGTGCTGTATATACTGTGACAGCATTTGTAGTAGTTCCTGCAAAAAATGCATTTTTATATATATTTGCCATTAATATCCATCCTGTACTAATAATAAATCAAATGAAGCAGAAGAAGAAGAGGTAGAACTTGCTATTGCTGAAACATAAATATCTGACTTTTGAGGTATTACATTGATTGAATTAAAGATAACATTTGTCTGTCCACCTCTAACATTTAAAAATTGTTTTGTTTGAAATGCTGCATTAGCAATACTATTATCTCGTTGTATAAATTTAAAATCCATTTCTTGGTCTTTACCAGATGATACATCTAGTGATAATAAATAACCAGTATAACCTGCAGGTATGGTATATAAGCACATTAAAGTTTGACCATTACCTGGAGATATAGTTGCAGCAACATCAACTCCACCTGTATAAGTAACTGTAATTGTACCTTCATTATTTCCAAAAGACCCTGCTGTTTC